GTGATCGACACGCTTGAACGTCGGCAGCTTGCGGTCATCCGTTCTATGTCTCTCAACCAGCTTGCGTCTGACCCGCGCACGATCAACGCCACTGGTCAGGCGACCAATCAAAGCCGCGATATTCTGGGAATGCTGAGTGCGACCGATCTGATCGCCATGCCTGCGAGGTCGCAGTGACACGCGGCGAAAAGGTCTGCGCTTTCATTGAAACCCTTTGCCCTGTGCCGGAGGGCAAGCTGGTCGGCAAGCCGATGAAGCTGATGGCGTTTCAGCGCAAGTTCATCTTGGACATTTACGACAATCCCAAGGGAACCAGCCGCGCCTATCTCTCGGTCGCGCGCAAGAACGGCAAGTCGGCGCTCATCGCTGGCATCTTACTTGCGCACATCGTCGGCCCGGAAGCGCGGCAAAACAGCCAGATCATCAGCGGCGCGCGCAGCCGGGATCAAGCGGCGCTGGTGTTTAAGCTGGCGGAAAAGATGGTGCGGCTTTCGCCTATGCTGTCGAAGGTCATCAAGGTTGTGCCTTCACAGAAGTCTTTGGTCGGCCTTCCGATGAATGTCGAATACAAAGCCATCAGCGCCGAGGCTGGCACCGCTCACGGCCTTTCCCCAGTGCTGGCGATCCTTGATGAGGTCGGTCAGGTGCGCGGCCAGCAGGACGCGTTCATTGAGGCGATTGAGACTGCCCAGGGCGCGCATGACGACCCGCTGCTGATCGCGATCAGCACGCAGGCCGCGACGGATGGCGACTTGTTTTCGATCTGGCTGGATGACGCCAAGAACGCGAAAGACCCGCGCATCGTGAGCCATGTCTACACCGCGCCAGAAGATTGTGAGGTCATGGACAAGAGCGCATGGAAGGCGGCCAACCCGGCGCTCGGCGAATTCCGCAGCTTGACCGACATGGAGGACTTCGCCAAGCAGGCTGCGCGCCTTCCGGCCAAGGAAGCCAGCTTTCGGTGGCTGTATCTCAACCAGCGCATCGAAGGCACGACGCCATTCCTGAACCGCACTGAGTGGGAAGCCAACAGCGCCGAGCCTGATATTGCTGATGGCGCGATCTGTTTCGCTGGCCTCGATCTCTCGGCAAGCCGCGACTTGACTGCCTTCGTGATGGTTTTCCCTGATGGCGATGGCTATTCAATCGTGCCGCAGTTCTTCCTGCCTGCCGATGGCATCAGAGAGAAAGCAAAGGTCGAGAAAGTGCCATATGACCTTTGGGCGGATCAGGGCTTCCTGACGCTGATCGACGGCCCGGTGATTGTGCCTGCGGTTGTTGCGCGGCATGTGGCCGAGGCTGCGGAGCGATACAATATGCAGATGCTTGCCTATGACCGATGGCGCATCCACGACTTCCAGCGCGAGTTGGACATGATCGGCGCGCAGATACCGATGTCCCCATTCGGGCAAGGCTTCAAAGACATGGCACCTGCGGTGGATAAGTTGGAGCGGCTTGTGGCCGAGCGCAAGCTGCGGCATGGCAGCAATCCGCTGCTCAATATGTGCGCTGCAAATGCCGTGACTGAGCGCGATCCGGCTGGCAACCGCAAGCTGACAAAGGCGAAGTCGGTCGGCAAGATTGACGGCCTTGTTGCTCTGGCGATGGCGCTGGGCGTGGAGAGCCAAGAGGACGGCGCGATGCCACCTTCGCCCTGGGAAGACCCATCCTTTACGCTTGCTGCCGAATGATGTATCATCTGTGGAAACCATGCGCGTGGATTTGACCTGATGGGTATCTTTGACCGCTTCCGTAAGCCGGAGGCTCGCAACCTTGAAAACCCAAGAGCGCCCGTTTCTGCGGAAGATTTCTTGCAGGTTATGGGCTGGGGCGGCGGGCTGTCCGAGGCTGGCATCAACGTAACCATCGACAATGCGCTCGGCGTTCCCGCCGTCTGGGCTGCGGTCAATTTCATCAGCGGCACGCTTGCTGGCCTTCCATTGCATGTCTATCGCAAGACCCGCGATGGTCGGCAGCGCGTTGAAAATGGCGCGCTTGCTGGCATCCTTCACGATGTCGCCAATGACGAAATGTCGTCGTTTGAATGGCGCAAATATCTGTTTGATCAGGTTCTGACGGGTGGTCGTTGCGTCAGCTACATCGAGCGCAGCGGCAACGGGAACATCGTCAACATCTGGCCGCTTGATCCGCATCACACGCGCGTTGATCACGTTCTGGAAGATCGCAAGCTGGTCAAGGTCTACACCTACAAGGGCCAGAAGTATCAGGCTAGCGAGGTCATCGACATCTCGTTCATGCTGAAAGCAAACCAGCTTGATATTCGCGGCCCGATTATGACGAACAAGGATGCCATCGGCCTTGCCATTGCGGCGACCAAATATGGCTCAAAGGCGTTCCAGTCTGGTGGCATCCCGCCGATGACGCTGCAAGGCCCGTTTCAGTCTGGCGCTGCGGCGGCGCGTGCTTCGACCGATGTGGCGAACACCACGATGAAGCTGGCGCGCGAGGGCAAGCCTGTCATGGCGATCCCGATGGGGCATGAATTGAAGCCTGTCGGGTTCAACCCGGAACAGATGCAGTTGATTGAATTGCAGCGCTTCAGCATTGAACAGATCGCGCGCATCTACAGCTTGCCGCCCGTGTTCCTGCAAGACCTCACGAATGGCACCTACAGCAACACCGAACAGCAAGACCTGCATTTCGTGAAGCACACGCTCAAGCGCTGGATTGAGCAGTTCGAGCAGGAATTGAACCTCAAGCTGTTTCCGCGCGGATCGCGGCAGTATGTGGAGTTCAACGTCGATGGCCTTCTGCGCGGCGACTTCAAGACCCGTATGGAAGCGCACGCTACGACGATCCAGAATGGCATCCGCACGCCCAACGAGGTGCGCGACATTGAGAACATGGGGCCGATGCCTGAAGGCAACAGCCTGATGATCCAAGGCGCGACTGTGCCGATCTCTGCGCAGATTGGTGGAATATCTGATGCCAATACCGACTGACGCGATGGCAGAAGAAGCCGAGCGCGGCTTGGCCTGGCGGCGCGAGTTTGGCCGTGGCGGCACTGAGGTCGGCATTGCTCGGGCGCGCGATATTGCCAACAAGCGTGACTTGTCGATGGACACTGTGCGCCGCATGGCTAGTTTCTTCGCCCGTCACGAGGTGAACAAGGAAGCCGAGGGCTTTCGGCCCGGTGAAGATGGTTATCCCAGCAATGGACGCATCGCTTGGGCGCTTTGGGGTGGCGATCCCGGTCAATCGTGGGCAAGCGCTCAAATTGACGCTGAAAGTGACGAAGATCGTGCAGAAACCCGCCCTTATGAGGGCGAACATGCGGCCAGAATACGCGATCCAGAGGGCTTTGATAGCTTCAGAAGGGTCAATAACGAGGGCGGTCAAGGCGTTGATTTCGTCTACGGCATCCGCGATGGCGAAGCGGAAGTGCAAAGCATTCGTTTCAAAATCGACTTTTTCACCGAAGATCAGGCCCGAGAGTGGCTAGATCAGAACGGTTTTGAGCCTATTCTATTTGAACCAGCCGCTCCTATAGACGAGGATCGCGGCTTTATGGTATCTTTGCCACATATTTTGGAGGCCAAGATGGCAAACGCTGAAATTCGCGCGATTGGTGAGCCTGTCGAAATCCGTCAGGAAGATGATGGCCCGATCAAGGTCGCTGGCTACGCTGCCGTGTTTGGTCAGGAGACTAACATCGGCGGATACTTCACTGAGGTCATCGAGGCTGGCGCATTTACGTCTGCGCTTGAGCGCGGCGACGACGTTGTGTTTTTGGTCAACCACGCTGGCCTGCCTCTGGCGCGCACGCGCTCTGGCACGCTTCGTTTGTCGCAAGACGAGCGCGGCCTTTACATCGAGACCGAACTGGATGGAAGCGATCCTGATGTGCGCGCCATCGTTCCGAAGATGAAGCGCGGCGATCTGGACAAAATGTCTTTCGCGTTTGTCCCGACCCGTCAGGCGTGGGATGACAGCGGCGACATGCCGAAGCGCATCATCCAAGACGTTCAACTGCACGATGTCGCCATCGTTACGACCCCGGCATACGATGGCACCGAAATCGGATTGCGCTCGCTTGAACAGCACCGCGCAGCGCAGAAGAAAAGCCAAGCGGCTCGCCGCCTTCGCATGAAAGGTCGCTTGAAAGGATAGCAGCGGTCTCCCGCTGTTTCGCCCTGTCCGCGCCTTGGGCAAGCGCTCGGACTGATCGTCGTGATGACAGACCAGTTCCCTTAGATGGAGGCCCGAGATGGCTGAAATTAAAGACCTGCGGGAGAAGATGGCGAACATCGCCACCGAGGCCCGCGCAAAGCTGTCGGAAGTGACCGACAAGACGCCCGAGGACCGCGCTGCTGAGATCGAGCGCGAGTTCGATGCCATGATGGCTGACCACGACAAGCTGGCCGCAAAGGTTGAGCGTCTGGAAAAGGTTGAAGCTGCTCTTCGCGCTGGCGAAGGCGTGGACCTGTCCCGCCGCCCGATGGGTCAGGCAGGCTCGGCACGCGCTGTCGATGAAGGCTTCAAGATGGACTACCGTTCGGCATTTGCCGAAATGATCGCGGCAGGCGGCGAAGGCTACGTCGATCAGGAAGTGCGCAGCATTCTGAAAGAATACCGCGTGCAGACTGGCGGCACCAACTCGGCTGGCGGCTTCACCGTCCCCACCGAACTGGCGACCTTCATCGAGAAGGCGATGATCGCGACTGGCCCGATGTATGGCAACCAGTTCTTCACCGTCATCAACACCGCTGCTGGCAACCCGTTCAACATCCCGACTGTTGACGACACGACCGTTACCGCAGAGGCCCACACCGAAGGCACCCAGCCCACCGATGACGGCGGCAAGGATGTCACCTTCGCCCAGAAGTCGCTCGGCGCGTTCGCGTTCGACTCCGAGTGGATTCGCTGGTCGGCAGAACTCAACGCAGACAGCGTTCTCAACATGGAGAGCCTGCTGGGTGAGTTGATCGGTGAGCGCCTTGGCCGTATCGCCAACAGCAAGCTGACCACGGGTTCGGGTTCTTCGGACGTTGAAGGCATCGTGACCAACTCGGCAGCAGGTAAGGTTGCAGCCGCAACCAATGCCATCACTGCCGACGAGATCATCGACCTGATCCACTCGGTTGACCCGGCCTACCGCAACTCGCCCAACACCGCGATCATGATGGCTGACGCCACCTTGGCCGCTGTGCGCAAGTTGAAGGACGGCGACGGCAACTACCTCTGGCAGATGGGCAACTATCAGGCTGGCATCCCCCAGAACCTGCTTGGCTACAACGTTGTGGTCAACCAAGCGATGGCGAATGTCGGCTCGGGTGTCTCCTCCAAGGTCATGCTGTTCGGCGACATGTCGAAGTTCTACGTTCGCAAGGTTGGCGCGCCGTCGCTCTACGTTGCACGCGAGCGCTTCGCACCCGACTTCGGCATCCTCGGCTACATCCGCTTCGATGGCGTCCTGACCAACACCGCAGCGATCAAGCACCTCGCGCTTGCCGCTTCGTAAGGTCAACTTCTTGGTGAGGCGGCTTCGGTCGCCTCACTGCCTAAGTTGATCCCGAAAGGAGGCAATCATGCCCAAGGTTAAACTTCTCACTTCGATGGCTGGCATCAATTTTTCGCACAACTCTGGCGACATCATTGACTGCAACGAAGCTGAAGCGGTGCGCTTCATTGCGGCTGGCATTGCCGAGCCTGTTGAGGCTGCAAAGGTTGAGCGCGCTGTTGCCAAGCCTGTGACCCGCAAGGCTGTTAAGGACGAAGAAAGCGAATAATCATGTATGAGCCTCTCGCCAGCTTTGACGCTTTGCAACTGCTTGAGGCTCCTGGAACCACCCCGGTCTTGTTGGCCGAGGTGAAGGCGCAGTTGCGCGTTGAGCATCCCGACGATGATGTGCTGTTGAGCCGCCTGATCAAGGTCGCTGTGGCCTACACTGACGCGATGGGCGCACTGGGTCATGCCATGATCACGCAGAAGTGGGGACAATGGGTTCACAGCGTCCCGCCGCAGAGCGTGCGCCTTACGATGGGGCCGCTGATCGCTGTGACTGCCGTCAAATACTATGACGAAGCTGGCGTCCTGCAAACCGACACTCTCAGCAATTACGAGATCACCGGGACCAGCTTTGCCACGCAGATTGGCCCCAAGGATGGCTTCAACTGGCCTGTGACGCAGGATCGGTCTGACGCGATCCGCATTGAATATACGGCTGGTTACGGAGCGACGGCGGCTGATGTGCCGGAAACCCTGCGCCATGCGATGATGCTGCTGATCGGTCATTGGTATGACAACCGCGAAAACACCATGATGGATGAGTTGTCGAACATCCCCTATGGCTTCGACATGCTGATCGATATGCACCGCAGGGCTTGGTATGGTTAGGGCTGGCCTCTATCGTGAGCGTGCTGTGTTCCAGCGCCTCGTCGAAGGCGCTGTTGATGATTATGGCAACGTCTATACTGGCTGGACAGCCCTTGCCACGCGGTCTGCCGACATGCGTGAGCGCACGGGTAAGGAAGCGATCCAAGGCGGTGCGCTGTCAGATGTTGGGCCTGCCACGATGCGCGTGCGCAAAGATAGCGTGACCGAGACTGTTACGTCTGCTGACCGGGTGGTTATTCGCGGCAAGACTTGGGCGATCAAGGATGTGATCCAAGTTGATGCCAAAGGCACTGTGCTTGAGTTCCAGCTAGAGCGCGGGGTGGCGGCATGAGGGTCAGCGGCGACAGACGCCTTCGTCGGCAGCTTCGGGAGCTTCCAGAGGAAGTGCGCAACGAAGTGGAAAAGATCATCCGTCGCAACACTGAGGCTGGCGCACGCTTGGCGCGCAAACTTGTGCCTGTTGACAGCGGCCAGTTGAAGGCGTGGATTTTCACCAAATACGACACGGAGAATGGTTTTCGTGGATCGGTCGAAGCCGCACCGCCGACCAAAGAAGCGCAGATCAAAGCCAGGTCGGTTGAGTTTGGCCGGACCAAGGGCGAACGGGGCCAAACATCGCCTGCGCCTTATATGCGCATCATGCAAAAGCATCTGGGCAAGAGGTTTAGAAACAGCATCCGCGCGGCTATCAGGAAAGCGGCAAGGAGAGTGACCAATGGCTGACGGCTTTGCACTTGCTTTGCAGAAGGGCATCCGCGCGGCGCTGGCGGCAAACGCGGGCATCACCGCGCTGGTCGGCACGCGCATCTATGATGAGCCGCCGCAGAACGTGACGTTCCCATACATGCGTTTTGGCGACATTGATCCGAGCGCGTTCGACACTGATACGATTGAAGGATCGCTTGTCGGCATTTCGATTGAGGCGCATTCGCGCAGCGCATCTGGCCGCGTTGAGGCTGTTCGCATCGTTGAGGCCGTCAAGGAGGCGTTGCACCGCAAGGAAACAAGCGTCACCGTGGCAGGTCATACGCTGGTCGAATTGATATTTCAGACCTATTCGGTTACAAGAGATGGTGAAGGCCGTGGCTATACGGCTGTCATCGCGCTTCAAGCTATGCTTGAGGAACCCGCCTAAACTCCCGCGCCGTGGGCAAGCGCATTTAACGGAGGCCGATCATGGCTAAACAACTAGGACGCGCCCTGCTCGTGAAAATCGGCGACGGCGAAGCAAGCGAAGCATTTGCAAACCTCTGCGGCTTGAACAGCAAGTCGCTGACCATTAACAACTCGGCAATCGATGTGACGACGCCCGACTGCACCACGCCTGAAGGCGCGCTGTGGACGGAGACGCTCGCAGGTCTTAAGAACGTGTCGGTTACTGGCGACGGCTTCTTTGAGGACAGCACCACCGAAGCACGCATGAACAGCGTGGCGATGAATGCTGACAGTAAGGCCAACTTCCAGATCGTTGTTCCTAGCTTTGGAACCTACGCTGGCGCGTTCCGTATCACTTCACTTGAGTTTGGTGGCGAGACCGAGGGCGGCGTGACCTACTCGCTGTCTCTTGAGAGCACTGGCGCAGTTACGTTCACGGCTGCGTGATGACAATCACGGCTGAAGCGCCGCGCGGGGGTGTCGTTGAGTATATCAACGGCACCTCCTATGCTTTTGTTCTGCGCAATCGCGAGATTGAGCGATTTGAGGACAAGCACCGTGGCATCTTTGACTTCTGGGAAGGCGTCTTTGGGCGGGGCAAGAAGCCGACCAGCAAAGAGGTTCGGGACATCGTGGCGCTGGGCTTGGTCGGCGGCGGCATGAAAGATCACGAAGCTGACAAGGTTTTGCAGCAATGCGGGCCTGATCAGTTGATGCACCTGTTTCAGTTGGCGCAGGCGATTGTCGGCGTGGCGTTCATGCCTGATGCAATGGACGAGGCATCAAAAAAAAAGACCAGCGAGGACCAACCCCTAGCCGATTGAACGTCAGGGGCATGATCCGCAACGGTATCGTCATTGGCTTACGCCCTGAGGAAATCCGTGATATGTTGCCGAAGGATACATGGCTGGTTTTTGAGGGATGGCAGGACGCCCATAGCCCGAAGAAGCCCGGTCAGGACGCAATGTCGGCGGATGAATACCGCGCTCTCGTGAGGCAAGTCGATGGCAATTAGCGCAGAACAGCTTAACGTCATTCTGAGCGCGCGAGATCGTGAGTTCACGCGGGCGATGGAGCGTGCGCAACGGCGCGTTGAGCGCTTTTCGCGGGAAAGCAATCAAAACCTGAACTCGACCACGCGCGCCTTCAACATGCTGATCGGCGCGGCCAAGGGCTTTTTGCCTGCCCTGTCGGCGGGTGCGATTGTCGCTCAGATGCGGCGCATCGTTTCTGAGGGAAACAGGATCGCCACCCTTTCCCAGATCGCGGGGACGACAGCAGAGGAGTTTCAGCGCTTTGCTATCGGCGCGGAAACTGTCGGCTTCGACATGGATAAAACCGCCGACATTATCAAAGATGTGAACGACAAGATCGGTGACTTCCTCGCCACTGGCGCAGGCCCGATGGCAGACTTCTTTGAGAACATCGCGCCCAAAGTTGGCGTGACGGCTGACGAGTTTGCACGGCTTTCTGGGCAGGAAGCCCTGATGCTTTACGTCCGCAGCCTTGAGGCGGCAAACCTCAGCCAAGCCGAGATGACGTTTTACATGGAGGCGATTGCAAGCGATGCCACCGCGTTGCTGCCGCTTCTCAGTAACAACGCGACAGAGATGCGGCGGTTTGGCGAGGAAGCCGCAGAAGCTGGGCGCATCCTTGACAACGAGACAATCGCATCTGCGCGCGAGGCTGAGATTGCGCTTTCGCAGATGGCTGGCGAAATCAGGGGCAACCTTAATCAGGCGTTTCTTGCGCTTGCGCCTTTGCTGGTTTCCGCGACCAGCGGCATTGCCAATCTGACTACGGCGGTCAGAAACTTCTTTGACGCGGCTGGCGATATGCAGATTGAAGCCGATGTCAGTCACTTGGAGCAAGACATTGAGTTAATTCAAGGGATGCTTGATGACTTGTATCGCGGCGATCCTGATGCGCGCACGCGGTTGTTAACTCTTGGTGGCGAGGAGGCAGCGATTGCTCGTCTCGCAACATTGGTTCTTGAGCGGAATAGACTGTTGGGCGCATCGGCACCAGCAGCGCCGACCATGCCGACGCGCGAAATCAGCAGCCCTGCGGCTGATCTTTCTGCGCTTGAAGATGGCGTTAACGCTCAAAGAGAATTGGCACGCCTTGCCGCTTTGACAGCAGAGGAACGTGAACGCGCGAGAATTGAGGCTGAAGCAGATGCTTTGGTTTCTCAAGTCTTGGCGCAACAAGCTGGCTCAGCGTTTACAACAGAGGCGTTGGACGCCCGCGAGCGCGCCGCAGAACTGCGCGAGGAATATATCGCAGCAGCCACAGCGGCCAGCGGCATCTTGAACCCGGTTAAAGCAGTCGGCGCGGCAACGCGCGATGCTGGCGATGCGGCAATGACCGCAGCCGAGCAATATGAAAAGATGCTCGCTGAAATGATCAAAGCATCTCCTGCCTTGCAGCAACTTGGCTTCAATGTTGAGAACCTGCAAAGCACCATGCAGTTGGTCGAAAGCAGCATGGAAGATGCTTTTATGTCGATGGTTGACGGCACGATGTCGGCGCAGGATGCCTTCAAAAGCATGGCGGCTTCTATCATTAAAGAGTTGTTCCGCGTGCTTGTCGTGCAGCGGTTGGTAGGAGCAATCACTGGGGCGATAGGTTTCCCATCTGCTGCGCCTGTTGTCGGTGCTGCATCTGGGCGATCTGTGCAAGCTGGCGGCGCATATGAAGTCGGCGAGCATGGCCGCGAACTGTTCGTGCCGCAAACGGCTGGTCGGGTCTTGAGCGTGGCGCAGGCGCAGAACGCTGTTGGCGGTGGCGGCGCTGTTGTTGTCAACCAAACGATCAACGTCAGCACGGGCGTGCAGCAAACTGTTCGCACCGAGATCAAGCAACTGATGCCGCAGATCGCGGAAAGCGCGAAGGCTGCTGTGGTGGATGCCAAGCGGCGTGGCGGCTCTTATGGAAGGGCGTTTAGCTGATGGCAATTTCGTATCCTCGCACCCTGCCGACGATCACGGGCATCCGAAACGTGGAGATGCGCGCAATCAACGCTGTGGCCTACAGTCAATCGCCGTTTACCTTTTCTGGGCAGGCGCACGCTTACCAAGGTCAAATGTGGCAGGCCGACATTAGCTTGCCAGCGATGGATCGCAGCAAGGCTGAAACGTGGATCGCGTTCTTGATGTCGATGCGCGGTCGCTTCGGAACGTTCCTGCTTGGCGATCCGCGCGGCTGTTCACTGCGCGGCACTGCAACGGCAGCAACCATCACGGGGTCGGCTGGCGACAACACTGTCAGCGCTACGGTCACGGCAGGTCAGACCTTGCTTGCTGGCGACTATATCCAGCTTGGTAGCGCATCAAGCGCCACACTGCACAAGGTTCTGGTTGATTACACCGGGACAGGATCGGCGGCCAATCTTGAAATTTGGCCTGCGCTGCGCGTTGATCGGTCGGCGGTCAGTGCTGTTTTGTCAAACACAGTCGGCGTGTTCCGGCTTTCCAGCAACGAAACAAGCTGGTCATCGAATGAGATTGCCAAATACGGCATCACCTTCGGCGCGATGGAGGCGATCTAATGTCTAGGACTGTCCCTGCGGCCCTCCTGACGGCCTTGGCGCAGCCAGAGGTGCAGCCCTTCTACGCAGTTGAGTTGCTGCTTGACAGCGGCGCTGTACGGCTCTGGACGGGCTATGGCGACCGCACGATTGGCATCGAGACCTATGTCGGCGCTGGCACGCTTCTGAACATAGAAGGTCTGGCCGAGGTGGCTGATCTGTCGGCCAAGGCAATCACGATCAGCCTGAGCGGCATTGCTGGCGAAGTGGTGTCTCTGGCGCTGCAAGAGCCGTATCAGCGGCGCGTCTGCCGGGTCTATTTCGGCGCGGTCAACGTGGCGGATGTGGTCGAGGTTTTTAGCGGCCAGATCAACACGATGCCGATTGAGGACAGCGGCGAAACCAGCATCATCGCCACGACGATTGACAGTAAGCTGGTCGAGACCGAGAAGGCCAGCAACCTGCGCTATACGAGCGAGATACAGAAGTCTCGCAACAACGAGCAATTCGCCGCTGATACGTTCTTTGATTACGTCGGCGCAATCCAAGATGCGGACATCATATGGGGCCGAGCCAGCGCCTAAACAGCTACATCAGGTCGGTGCGCTCTAAGCCTTTCCGCTGGGGCCAGCACGACTGCCTGATCTTCAGCAATACAGCCTTTAAGCACTATCACGGCTTTGGCTATGCGGATGATTGGGTCGGTGAATACATGGCAGGCGACGATCCGATGCTACCAAGCCGGATGCGCGAGAAGTTCAAGGCGCAGACATTTGACGAAGCTATCGAGCGCAAGCTGCAAGCGGTTCATCACGTTCCGCCGCGTGGCGCGCTTGTGGCAACAAAGCGGATTGAGCGGTGGTTGATCGGCTATGCCTTGGGCATCTGCGTCGGCACCAAGGCGGCGTTCCTTTCTCGCGCTGGTGTGGTATATTCGCCCTTGGACGAAATCGACAAAGCGTGGATGCCTAAATGACCAAGATGCCATACAACGTCCTGCGGCACCGCGACTGGGATCGAGCGCCGCGTGATCCTGTTACTATTGCGACAGTTCTATTCCCAAGCGCAATGGCTGCTGGCGGAACGGCAGCTTTTCTGGCGACTGCGGCTGTCTATGTCGGCGTCAGCCTGGTCACATCTTGGGCAATCTCTGCGCTTTCTCCCAAGCCGTCATTCGGGGATCTTTCTTCGCGGGGCCTGCTCGTCAACGCCAAAGACCCGATCTCGCCGTTTGAGTTTGTTTACGGCGAGGTGCGCAAAGGCGGGACGATCACCTATTACGAGACTACTGGCGAGAATAACAAGTTCCTTCATCAGATCATCGTGCTTGCTGGGCATGAGGTTGACGCGATCAGCGACATCTACATTAACGATGAGGTGGTGACGCTTGACGGCAATGGCTTCGTCACATCTGAGCCGTGGAACAGCAAGATCAGGATCAAGAAGCACCTCGGCACTGACAACCAAACTGCTGACGCCGATCTTCTGGCCGAGAGCGCGCAGATTGACAGCAATTTCCGTGGCCGTGGCATCGCCTACATCTATGTGCGCCACGAATACGACCAAGATGTGTTTGCCAATGGTCTGCCGCTCATCACCGCTGTCGTGCGCGGTAAGAAGGTTTTTGACCCGCGCACCAGCACGACCGCTTGGAGCAACAACGCAGCGCTCTGCGTGCGCGACTACATCGTCAGCAAGTATGGGCTGAACGACACCGCGATTGACAACACGGCTTTCTCTGCGGCTGCAAACATTTCGGATGAGAATGTCAGCCTTGATGGTGGCGGAACTGAGAAACGTTACACGATCAATGGCGTTGTGCGGGCAGATCAGCAGCATGGCGATGTGCTGCAAAGCATGATGACCGCCTGCGCTGGGTCGCTGTTCTGGGGCGCTGGCAACTGGAAGCTGGTCGTCGGTGACTATGTTGCGCCGACCAAGGTGTTGACGCTGGACGATCTGCGCGGGCCGATCAACCTGTCCACGCGCGTCAACCTGCAAGATCAGTTCAACGGCGTGCAAGGCACTTTCAACGAAGCACCATCGGCCCAAAAGCCAGACGCGCGCTGGATCACGACCGACTATCCGCCGATCACAAGTTCCACGTTCGAGGCCGAGGACGGCGGCGAGCAGACAATGCTCGATCTGGCTCTGCCGTTCACGACCAGTTCTGCGACCGCCCAGCGGCTTGCCAAGATGACGCTGTTCCGTGGGCGCGAGCAGATAACGCTGACCGCTGACTTCGGCCTCAACGCCTTTGACGTAGAGGTCGGCGAAATTATCGCATTCACCAACCCGCGCTACGGCCCCGATTGGGATGAAAAAGAGTTCGAGGTGGTCGGCTGGTCGTTCGGCGCGGCTGAAGCTGGCGATCTGCGCGTGACGCTAACGCTGCGCGAGACCAGCGAGGCGGCGTTTGATTGGAACGCGGAAGAGACCGCCATCATTAGCAATAACACATCCTTGCTGCCATTCTCAGATGTGCCTGCGCTCGGCCTCGCTGTAACCTCTGGCTTCACGCTTGCCAACGAGCAGTTGATTAACCTCATCAACGTGACCGTCAGTTCCGGCGGTTTCCAGCGCGTTGATCGCGTTGAGGTCGAGTTCAAGAAGTCTGCCGAAAGCACCTATCGCGCTATCGGATCGGGGCAGGTGGGCGCATATCAAATCCCCGGCGTTGAGGCTGGCGTGACTTATGACGTTCGAGCGCGCGCCATTAACGCGCTTGGCGTCAAGGGGCCGTTCACGCAGCAAAGCGTGTTTGTCACGCCAGTCGTTCTGGATGTGGACAACGTGACCGCATTTGACGCGCACGTTCTTGAAGATCAAATCCTGCTTGATTGGGATGCTGTTGACGATCAAGCGCTGTCGTTTTTCAAGGTGCGCCACTCGATCAAAACCGATGGCAGCGCAACTTGGTCGAATGCAACGACATACACCGAGAAGGTGTCGCGGCCAGCTACATCGGCAACCGGGCCTGCCATGTCTGGCACCTACATGATCCGCGCCTATGACAAGACTGGCCAGCCGTCGCAGGATTACAGTTCGATCATCGTGCCAGACGCCTATCTTCGCTCCTATACGACCACGCTGACGGAACTCGACAACACATTCGCTGGGACAAAGACCAACACGACTATCGTGGACAGCGAGTTGCGATTGTCTGGCAGTAATCTGACGGGCGAATACGAAATCCCCGATTACATTGACATCGGAAGCGTCAAGCGCGCTCGCACATTTGTAGCTGTTGATGTTCGGCGTTTTAACTCTGGCGGCGACACTTGGGACAACATGACCGGGACATGGGA